AGAGCAGAAGTTCTGCGAGTTCGAGCCAATACCGATGAAGTTGCGACAGCGGAAGCTGATCTGTTGACTTATTTGATTGACACTTTGGCAGCAAGCTAAGCGATTGAGGTTTATGAAACTAATAGCGGCGGACAGTTTAAATTTAAAATTTAAGATTGAAAATTTAAGATTTAAGATTTCCGCCGCATTTTTCAGATTTCAGATTTCAGATTGAAAATTTAATCACGGATTACACGGATTGACACGGAGATAAAATATGACTGATAAATTTGATAAAACGCTCAATAGTAAACTGGCAATTATAGTATCAATCGTATTCATCGTTACGGCCGTTGTTACCGTAGTACTGGCGGTCGGCGTGCGCGCTACTGAAATCGAAAGCCTCAAAGAAAAAACACAGCAGCTCGAAGAAAAAAAGGTTGACAAAGCCGTGTACGAAACGGCAATTAATAATATCGAAAAAACCACGCAGAGGATTGAAAATAAGCTTGACAGACTTATTCAAAAAAACAATGACTAAGTGGTCTGTAATTTTGCTGTTGGTAATCATAATTATAACGCTGCTTGCAGCGGTAATGATTAGTTTTTTGTGAAAAATAAATAATAATGAAAAAGCTAATTAGGTAAAAAAATAATGGCTGGAATTTCTGATAATCTTGTTGCACAGTACAAAATGGATGATAACGCCGCAAGTACGGTTGTTTTAGACAGCAGTGGAAACGGTTATCACGGAACGTCTGTTCGCAATACATCACTTATGCACACCGCAGGCAAAATCGGCGGAGCGTTGGAATTTAACGGAACTTCTGATTATATAAATACAAATAGCACTTTTTCAGAAATATTCCGCAACTCATTCACTATAAATCTTTGGGTAAATCTTGTTGACGGTCAACCATTGTTTGGAACAAAATATTTATTTGGTATAGACACTACGATACCAGAGTCGCCAAATGACAGTTGGTGTATATGTAATTATACAAAGCAAAAAGTACTATTTGATTTCGGAGTTTGCTCCACTACCGGTTCAGGGCTGTATATTTTGGCCGATAACCCCTTTCCCGATAATGCAACTGGATGGATTATGGTTACTTGTCAAATTACCGAAATAGACGCATCACATATATCCGGCAAACTATACATCAATGGAGTACTGCAAAGTAATCCGGAAAGCATTAGCACTGCCGAAAATACATTAAACAATTACGGTACAGAGGTTGAGTATAATTTATTTTTTGGTGCGCATAATGGCACACAAGGCGTTCCCTCGGCAGGTTCTTATATTTCCAGTGGAAAACTTGACGACATTCACATTTACAACAAAGCACTTTCGGCGGCGGAGGTCTTATATATTTATAGAGCGGCGACTTGTTTTAAACGCGGGCTTTACGGCGGAAAAGAAAAATCAATTTACGGGGCAAGCGGCGGAAATTTTATCGATACTCAAAAATCCATTTACGGAGGCAAATAATGATACAAAGAAATATATATCCGAACACTGCTAACGGACTGCCGATGACGAATCCTTACATAAGATTTGTTTGTCTGGCGAATCAAAAAATATGGGATGATACGATTAGCGACCTCGTGGATTCCTGTACTTATGCCAACAGCGTAATAAATCTGGTACAGGGCAACCACGGCGGCTATCCCATTACTATCCCGGCTGCGTTTCCAGTGGGGATTTATGATATGTTGCTTTACGATGCGGTATCGCCGAGCAACGCCGACCAGGTACAACTTGGCAGGCCATTTCAATGGGATGGTACACAAATGACGTTTCTGGAATAAAGAAAATGATAAGCGGCGGTAATACAATTGCATTAATGACCGGCGGTGTACTGACGGAAGTCCCTGAAGTTTCGGCGCCTGCGATTTCAGCGGTTGCTTCAGACAATTCAATTGCGGTTGCTGTATATGGAGAATCCGGGGCTGTCAATTTTGTCAAATATAAATCAGGCGGAGATGTAGATTGGCTGTCTGGCGGAAGTATCACAGGTGATGGAACGGTAGTTATCAGCGGGCTTAATTATAACGCAACATATATTTTGACGGCGTATTCTGAATTAAACGGCGTTTTTTCACCACCGGCGGCGGCGTGTATCGTTGTACTTTCGCAGGCATCGAGCGATGATAACTCGTTCGACGCAGCGGTACAGAATTCAACAGACATCGCACTTGAAGTTTTCGGCGAGCAGATTATTTATGTACCGGCAGGCGGAGGCAGCAGAAATATACTGGCGATAATCGACCGCGAAGGAATTGATGCACTGCCGGGTATCGCGGCGGTAAACGCGCCGGTGAAATATATTACCGTCGCAAACGATACGACAGAAGGAATTTCTTCGAGCGAATTTAACGCCGGCGGGGATATGGCAATAATTGACGATAAGTCGAGAAAACTCGTAAAAATAACAAGTGAAGATGCCGGTATGATTACGATTGAGGTGCGATAATGGCTGATGCTGAAAATTCATTTGATGCTGCGGTTATCGGAACGCAGGATGCAACGCTTGAAATTATGGGCAGGACGATAAGTTATCTGCCTTTGGTAGGCGGCAGCAGAAGCATAAAGGCCGTAATCGATTATATGCCGGTCGAGGCATTGCCGGGTATACCGGCGGCGAATTCGCCGAAGGTAACAATCACCGTGGCAAACGATGCGACAAAAGGAATAAGCACCGCAGAGTTCGACTCCGGCGGAGATATGGTTAATATACCCTGGCCGCATCAATACTCGGCAAAACAGAATAGAAGAATAGTTCAAAAATTAATGGAAGACGCAGGGATGGTAACATACGAAGTACGGTAAGCAGAACATAGAAATTAGAACATAGAAATTAGAATATGGCTGATATAATTGAAATAAAACTTGATGAACGAAAGCTGAATCAGATTGAGGCGATGTTTCGCGGTGTGCCGGGGAAACTGCCGCAAATTGTCAGCCGCGCCATTAACCGAACTATTCAGCCGGCCAAGACAGAAATCCAAAAAGGGATAAGAGAAGAAATAAATATTAAGGCGGCGGATGCAAAGGAACAAATTACCGTGACGAAAGCAACTTATGAAAAATGGATTGCCACAATTGGTTTAAGCCATTCGCTAATTCCAATATTAGATTTTGGGGCACATGAAACAAAAACTGGCGTTACTTTTAAAGTCTATAAAAAAGGCGGTTCAAAGACTATTAAACATGCATTTATTACAGGAATGCGAAGTGGGCATAAAGGTGTGTTTCGGCGAGGTATAGGCAAATCTGGCGTTGTGAGATGGGAAAAAAGAAAAACAAGAAAGGCCGGTATTAAACAGGCCATCAACTGGCACAATGTTTTTTTTGGTGAGCAATTCGGACCATCGCTGCATCAGGTTTTTATGACAGAAAAATCGGCTGATTTTGTGGCGAGGGTTGTTGAAAACGCATACACACGGCTTGAACATAATATCGATAGTCAGGTTAGTTATGTTCTTTCACTAATGAGAACAGGAGCGGCGGCATAATGTCAACTCCAATTATCGAACTAATTTCAGAAAATATCAAAGACAGTATTAACCTGATTACAACTGCCAACGGTTACAATCAGAACTTGCGAGCTATTCGTCCGAAACGATCTGACTTCGAGGAATTTCCGTGGCAGGATAAAGATGTAATTATCAGTCAGGTTGAAGCTGAAGAAAGCCAGGGCGGCGCCTACACAAAAGAATGGCGGCAGTTTTATATGCTGACGTGCATCGTTATCGACCCCAAAGGTACAACGGATTCAATCGACACACGCTGTAATCAGATAGCGGCCGATGTCGAAAAGAAACTTTTAACCGATATCACCCGCGGCGGCTATGCGATAGATACGAACGTACACGCGAAAGTTCCATTTAAAGATGAAGGCAGCGCGATGAGCGGAATCGCAATACAAATAAGCGTAACGTACAGGACGCAGGAAAGCGATCCATATACCAGAGCATAATTACTAATTTAAAATTTAAGATTTAAAATATAAAATTTGAAAGGCAAATATCATGGCAATCGGCGATGTAATTTTGAGAAAAAAACGTTTTGCAAAAGTCAAACTTGAGACAACCAAAGGCACGAAGGTTGCCGGTGATCAGGCAATCCTGACCGAGAATCTGGAAATTAATCCTACTGGGCCATACATTGAACGTAAAGCTAACGGACTGTATCGCGGCCATTCAGCGAAGGGTGTTATCGGTGCAAACAGCGGTCAGTGCAGTTTTGAAGTTGAGCTTCGCGGAACAGGCGCCGGCGGCTGCGAAACCGGACTGGCAATACTCCTTCAGGCTTGCTGCCTTGCCAAGACATCGGAAGTTTATCAAATCCATTCCACTCACGCAAACGATAAGACTATTTCTATCGACGTTTGGGAAGATGGCAAGAAAAAAGGATTAGCCGGTGCGAGCGGAACATTTACCATCGATGCCGAAGCCGGTGGAAGAATTATGCTCAAGTTTACACTGTCCGGAATTTGGCAGACGGTAGCCGATGAAGCGATGCCGGCATTTGCGCCAAGCGCTTTGCTGCCATTAATGTTCAAGGGTGGAACGTTTACAATCGCAACCAACGCAATTAAGATTAACAAATTTGCGTTTGATATGGGTGTTGATGTTCAGCCTCGCGAGGATGGAGCCGCGACAAATGGAAGCGGAATAGCATATTTTATGACAGCCGATGCCCTGCCGATGCTTTCAATCGACCCTGAAGCGCAGAAAGTCGCGGACTATGATTTTTATGGTTTGTGGGCGGCTTCAACGGAAGCGGCAATTGTACTTATCGCCAAAAACGCAACCGACCAATGCACAATCTCAATTCCGAAACTTCAATATCGCGAAGTCAAAGAAGGTGAGCGAACCGGAAAAATGATTTATGATATCAACGGCCAATGCAACCACAGCAGCGGCAACGATTCGGTAACATTAACATTCGCGGCAGCGGCATAACCGGAGAATAAAATGGCAACGACTTACGAAATCAACGGCAGTTTGAAAGTACTGCTCAATATGGCGCTTTCCGAAGTACTGAATTTGAGCAGTAACGACAATGATTTATCTTTGAATAACACTTTTTCATTTGGCTACGGCACCGATGCTGAAGAAATCAACATCGTCTATCAGGACAAAATTACACTGAACGATGCCGCCGATATCACGCTGAATCTTTATGACAGCGGAACGCTCAAAGATACGTTCGGCGAATTACTGACGCTGACTGCCGTCAAGCTGATATTAATCAAAAACAATTCAGCTGATGCTACGCTGCTTATCGGCGGCGGTAATAGTCTTGATGTTCCGTTGGCCTCGCTGGCGACGGCTGCGATTAAAGTACCCCCCGGCGGCGTTTATGTGTACACCGATTCATCGGCGGCAGGACTGGCTGTAAATACAAACAAAAACCTTAAACTGACACACGATGGGACAGGCAGTTCCAGTATGGCGGTTGACATTGTTATCGGAGGTTTAGATTAATGAAAAATACAAAACCAAATATCGAAGCAATCAAAAAAGCGATTTTCAAAAACTGCGGCGGATTTCAGGATGCAACCGATGGACAGCTTTTAAGCAAATGGAATTCGCTGCCGGAAAATTTAAAAGAACAATATTTAAACAACGCAAAAGGAACTGACAATGTCATTAGCGGCTGACCCAAACCAAACGTTCGAGTATTCGCTGGAAGCTGATATGCAGCTTGCGGCGAAACAAAGACCTGTTTTCCTGATTAAGTTTCTAACCACGCGGCAATGGCGGCAGTTGGTTGAATTCAGAGAGAAACTCAAAGGCATAACAAGCGGCGAAGAAATGAACATAGCGGTTATCGAACAGGTCAAACCGTATATTTTGGGATGGCGGAACGTCAAAGATTCCGCCGGCCAGAATGTGCAGTTTGCACCGGATAAAATTGAAGATGTTCTTTCAATCGAAAATATGTATGAGCTGATATCGGCAGAGAATAACAGACAATTCCTGACGGCCGCGGATAAAAAAAAATTAGATTAGCGGTCGCGATGAAATATGGGCAGCTATGCAAAGGGTGTCAGGGCAGCGAAAAGTGTCAGGAAATGCCGGGCAAAAATATAGCGGTCGATATTCAGTGTGTTGTTTGCAACGGGCTGAATTTCGACAAGTGCGAATATTGCGGCAAAACCGGAGCGATTGAGATTAAAGATTGCCCTGAAAAAATCATAACTTCCGATATCTGGATGATTATGGAATTTGCGAAGTTTTATTCAAAAGGTTTGCCACCAGTCGCCGGCGGTGTGCTTGACCAGGCACACAATTTTATCGAAGCGGTAAACTATATTTTTTCAGAAGAATATAAAATTAAAGCACAGTTAGGATTATTGGAATAAACTTGAAGTGTAAAATTAAATAATTACCCCCTCCAAAATTTGCTTTTAGGAAGCAGCAAATTTTATTAAAGATTCGGGGGTTTCGGCCTGATGGCCTCAAGGAAATTTTTTCATGGAAAAAAATGTTGATTTAGCGATTCGCGTTCGTGATGAAGCCAGTAAAAAACTTGGGCTGTTCGCAGATAATCTAACAGCAATGCAGCAGAAAATCGCCAAATCGATTAAACAAACTGATTTTGGTTTTTCAACCCAGTTACAGCAACGGCTTGAAGGATTGGAAAGAATCAGGGACAGTATAACCGCAAAGGCAAATGAACAAAGAATTGGTCAGCATCCTGATTTTTTGAATGCTTTACTGCCTCCGAACTTTTCAGAACAACTCCGTGATCGCATGGAAAAAGCAAACACCACAGTTGACATGGGAATGAAAAAAATAATAGGCTCGATTATGGGGCGTGGAACAGTTTATGGACTGGCCGCGTTAGCTGTTATTAAATCAATTGATATGATAACAGATGCACACAGAAGATTGAGAGAATCAGATAAAACGACAGTTGATTATATAAATGTATGGGCAGAATCAATTCCGGTTTTTGGAAGAGTAAGCCGATCATTACGTGAACTCGCTACTGAACTATCAGGAGTATATGAAGCACAGGAACTTGCAGCAAAAAAAAATAAATTGACAGATCATATTCAGGATTTAAGTGTGGGATACTATCGTCGGGCAGAACTTCGTAATGCACCCAACGATAAGGAACGTGAGAGAATATTAGCAAAACAAGCATACGATGATCAGTTGGAAAAAAATCGGTCAAGCAAAGAATATATTGAAATTTTAAAAGAGCGGAAAACTGTAGAAGAAAAAATTAAAAAATTAGAAAATGAGATGCAGCAAGGTGCGTACGGACCTGGTTACATGGGTGTTCCGACAAAAGGAGCTGGAGCATCATACATCACGCAAGAAATTGTGCGATTGCAAGATAAATTAAAAAATGACCTCTCGTTCGGTAATATTAACGGACTTGACGCAAAAGCCTTGAAAGAATACCAAGATGTGCTTGCAAAAATAGAATCCAAACCTTTTGAGGATTTGAACACGCAACTTCGAGGACAGATCGACACATGGGGAATGAATAATGCACAGATGACCGTTTATAAAGCGCAACTGGCAGGTATAAAGGGCGAGCAGCTCGAACAGGTCAGAATCATGGTCGAAAAACTTCAAATGATGGACGATACGAAGAAGAAGCAGGAAGAACTGGCAGCGGCCGAGAAAAAACGAAATGAAGAAGAGGCAGCAGCTAATAAACGCAAACTCGATGAAATGAAAAGTTTTTCAGATCGCGTTAAGGAAATGATTCGAACCCCGGCACAGGAATTCGAAGAAGTCCAGAAAAAATTACAGGAAAGTTTAGATAAAGGATTTATTAATCAGCAGGAATACTTCCTTGCCAGAAACAAATTCGCAAAGGACATCTTCGGCACTTCATCCAGAAGCGGCGGCGGAGATATGAGCGCAAAGGCATGGTCGCCATTTGAGAGCAGATATATGACCACTGCGCCTGCGGGCAGAGAAGACAACACCATTAAGGTTGCTAAAAATATTGAGCAGACAAATAAAATTTTGGGACAAATCGCAAAGAATACACAGCCGCCCAAAGTTGAACCGGCTTCAAATAATGAAATAACAATTATCGATTTATAAGGTTACGATATGGCAGCGGATGTAAAAAAAGGCGATTCGTGGGTGTTCAATCGGCAAGGTGGGAAGATAACGCTGACGGGTTTTTACACGGTTATTTATAGTCCAACGGATTGCGCCACACCGGAAGAAGAAGTGATAAAGGCGAGTTATGATGGGATCGTGCCGGACTGGGGTGAGGCTTGCACGGTACCGGGATGGGAGTGGCTATTTATAACGAACAAAACGGCAACGCACAAATCCCCGCACAATTTGCGGGTTGATATTGTTTATTCTAATATTATTTCGGAAAGTTCAAAAAACCGCGCACCAATAAATCCAACATTAATGAAACCGGAAGTAAGCTTTTTTACAATTTCAAATCAGGAAAAAATCGATAAAGACAAAGATGACAATGCGATAACCAATTCGGCCAATGAAACTCCTGACCCGCCGTTGATGGAAGATGATATGTGGCTGGGAATGCGAGTGATTAAATATTATTCTTCGAATAGCTATGATCCGAACGGTTACGCGGTTTATAAAAGGTCTGTAAATTCGGGCACATTTAAAATTAAGGCCAAAAGCGGCACATATCAATTCGCGACCGGAACAGTGAAATTTGTCGAAGAGTCAATGGAAGAAATTGAGTTCGGCAAAGACGAAACTTATTGCAAGGTAACAAGAGTTTTCCACATCAGGGCAGATAGTCTGAAATGGCAGCGGAGATTACTCGATGAAGGTTTTACGGTTAAGGCCGGTGCGGCAACGAATGTAAAGCCTGGCGGAACAGGTAATGCTCGTCGAATTGTTACCGAAGAACTAACAGACCCGACAAAGGCGTATGACCCAGAGACGAATCCTTATATCTATACACCTACCGCCGAACCGACATTACTTGACGGCGACGGCCAACTCAATTTTACCGGAACGCCGGTATTCCTTACGAAAGAAACATTAACACCCGTCTCATATTCAGGCATAGTATAATGAACGCATTATCCAACAGCAGCATTGCCATATTAAAAGAAATGGCGC